ATATTTCTAGGAGATCTTCAAATGCTGTCTTTAGCAGGGGATCGTTCAGTAGCTGTTCTGCTCTCTTGCCCTGTCTTATCTGTGTTTCTTTGTCCATTAAAGAATTGTCCTTGACCTTTTATAATTTCTTTCATCAATTCACCAGATTTATTTAGATCAGCTTGTTCTAACATTGATCTACGTTTTAATTCTAGTTCATCAATTTTAGTTCCGTATTTTAACTCAAGATCTTTAATTTTCAACTCAAAATCTAATAATTCTTTTCTCATCTGAGATTCAATACGTTTCATTTCTACATTGTTCTTCATAGTAGCTCTTTGGTTTTCACCTTGAACTTGAGCTAATGTAACTTTTTCGAACTCAGTTGGTGGTTTAGGTGGAAGTGGTGGCATTTGTGCTGCACCTACTTCTGGATCCATAAAGAATGGTTCAATACTATTTAGACCTGCATTCTCTACTAGTTTCTTTAATGAATTGTATACGTTTCTTAAATTAACCATAGGGCCATAAACATTTTGTTGTAAGTTTATAGCCTGCATTTGTCTTTCTAAAATAGCATTAATTAAGATTAGCTGTTGTTCTTTTGATCCAGTACCTAATCCTACTTTGACAGTAACATTTACTCTATCCTTCCATTCGTATGGTCGCATAGGTATATATTTACCTCTAATTCTAACAATTTTTTCTTTTTGTTGATATTTGCAAACAAGTTCAAATAATTTTAAACCTAAATCTTTAACACCTGTTTCTGCAAATATTCTAGCAATCAACTCCATTCTCATTTGAGATTGAGTTAACACTTGGTTCATACCAGTTGCTGTTTTATTATTTAATGAATCTGAATTTAAACCTTGTGCAGTTTTAGTTACACCAGTTCTAGATTCTTTTACAGCATCTAAATAACCCAACATACCACTAGCTTGTTCTGTAATTGGTTGAGCCTGAATAGGCATCATTACATTTTGTGGTGGTTGTTTAGTTCTTACAATTCCTCCAGGTCTATTAGTTAGGAGATCATCCATAGCTACTTGACCATCTTGGATTGCAACTCTATTGTTATTAGTTAGATACATGTTATCTAACATTTGTCTCATAACAGTAGATTTAATTAATTGTATATCTTCTACTAGTTCTGCAATAGATCTACCATGAAATCTGTGAGGCATGATAACTGGTGTCATAGATATAAAAGGCATATTATCTACTTCTTCAATATCTAAAAGTTTTGTAGCTTCACCAGCTGTTGTAACTTTTAATAACTCAGCTACACCATCTCCATCTGCATCTATTCTAAGATATGATTCATGAATTAATACATCTTGTGTAGATTCATCACCATCTGTTTGACCATGAGAAAAATCTACGTTTTGATGTCTTACAAATTTATCTTCTGTATAATAATCAGTATCACCAGTTGGTAAAGATGCAACTAGATCTGCATCATATCCCATTTCAATTAATTCCGATTTTGTCTTTTGTGTTCTATGACAAACAAAGTTTGCACTATCAATAGACTTACATCTTCTTTCAATTAAAAATTCTTCAGGTGGTATAGGTTCAATTCTAACTTGACCATATAATTTTGTTCTATGAATAACAACATCATGAAATTTTATTTTATCTACTTCTTTACCATTATCATCTGTAATTGATTCTTCATATTCAGAATGATTAGATACTTTTACTTCTACATCTGATGTAAGATCCATAAACTCATCATCAGTTAATCTTGTGTATTCTTCTCTTTCAGTTTTTTGTGAGTTATCCCAAAATACTTTTAAGATTCCATTCTTTTGTATTAATGCATCTTTAAATGCAGAATATAAAGCTAAGAATCCATTGTTCTGTTTATAGAAGATGTAATTTAAATAATCTGAACATTGTCTAGCCATTTCTTCATCTTCAGGCCCAACACCTTCACATTCAAATACATTATCACCTGCAGTAAATATCTTCATTAAAGAAGGCATTAAACTTTCTACTGTGTCCAGGACATCATTTGAAACAACTTGAGAACGACCTTCTTGTTCATTACCAAGAGGCATTCCTAAATAATATTCTAATGATTTTTTTCTTCTTGCTACAAGCTCACCACCAATGTAACCTGATGCTTGATGTATTTCACTTGATAATACTCTTAATATTTCGTCTTTTGATTTCATACTACATATTTTGTATCTACATAAACTGGTCTATCCCATTCAGATTTATCTAAAGGTTCTGCAACACATCCATATCTAAAGCTATCAGCTGCATGTGAACACCAGTCATGTAGAGGTTTGTTTTTAAATACTTGGTTTTTTTCATCCCATTGTTTTCTGTATTGACGTAATGCATCTAATCCTACTTTACATTTTTCTCTATCAAAGTAACAGTTAGGTAATGCATTTCTAACAGATTCTATTCCATGATCAACTTCTAGTTTTGGAGCTATATCAAAATCTATACCAAGTTCATTTGCAACTTCAAGTCTTGATTTACCAGTTCCAAGTTCTCTAGCCATTATATCATGAGGAGCAATATGATTAGAATAGCAATAATCTTTTTCTTTTAATATTTCTGCATAATGAGCTAAAGATTCACCAGAAGTTTCATAATAATCAACTAGATGTATCTCTTGCCCTACTCGTTGTGCAAACCATATTGCAGTCGAGTCACCTATTCCCAAATCCCACCATGTTTCAACACCTACGTTGTCATCAATAGGCACGTTGCCGATTCTACCATCTTTATCGGCTTTAGTTATTAATCGACCATAATAACTTCCTGACACAGCTGCAGTAAATGAACATTCAAATTCCTGTTCATATTGTTCAGGTGTCATGATTGAACGTGCCTGTTCCAGCTCCTCAACTGGAATTACTTTTGTATCTGATGCTCGATATAATTTTCCATACCAATCATCATGACCTCTTAAAGCATAATCATATACTTCCCAAAACTGGTTATGCCCCATAGGTGTACCAATAAAAAGGACCCATCCTAATTTATCAGCTACAGCAGGTCTAACAATTTCTGTCCATACTCTTGGAGCCATGATAGCATACTCATCAAGTACAACTGCATCAAATCCCATTCCCCTGATAGAATCTGGATTATCTGCTCCAAATATTTGTATACGTGATCCATTAAATAAATCTATCCTTAGTTCTGATTCATTTCTAGTTCCACCTATTTTTAATAGTGGTTGTGTGTAAAATTTTAAATATTCCCAAGCAATTGACTTACCTTGTCTATATGTAGGTGCAATAAATGCACATAATGATCTAGGCTTATCAGCTGCTGTTTTAATTAATTCATTAATTGATAAAACTGATTTACCAAATCGTCTATGACAAACTAAAACGCTAAATCTTTTTCTGCTTTTGTGAACTTCTAATTGATATTCTCTAGGTCTATAAGGTACTTCAACTATTTTTATTTTCTTTTTCCCATTGGACTTTGATTTGGACTGGTTCATCTATACTCATTTTTGTGTTTGATGATGTAAGTCTTGCATGAACATATGGTGCAGCTTTTTCTGCTGCATACATTTTTCTTTCAGGACTACTTGCAGGATTGTTTAACACAGAAAGTAAATAATCTAAAGGAGAATGATTATATTTTTCTGCCATCTCCTCCATAGATTTCCACAGCTTTTTAGACTTGGATCCTACAGGTCTACCAGCTCCTTCTCTTTTACCACCATGATTAGATTGTTTTTCTTCCATTAAATTTTTCTACCTTTTCTATCAAACTGTCTATACTCAGGATAAGTAAAACTTTTTGTTTTTCCTAATTTTTTTAATTGACCACCAGCAAAAATTAAAGCTGTACTTAATATTGGTCTTTTAATACCAAATTTAGCTACTCCCATTGCAAATTTAGGAATAGGTTTAGATGCAAACTGTCTTAGTTTACCTTTCATAGCACCTGTTCTTGTATATGGAACAATTTTTGTTCCTCTAGCTTTTGTATTTTTTTTGTAATTACCAGAAGTATTTTGTTTATATACGTAATTACGAAACTTTTTATCGCTAGAACCTATAATTGATGGGTATTTCATTTCTTTTTCTTTTTCTTTTTCATATTTGCTTTAGCAATTTTTTTTTGTAAAGCTATTGGTAAGTTACCTTGTTTACCAGGTAATATTTTTTCTTTAGGTTTCTTTTTCATTAATAACCTTTCTTGTATCGTACTTTCTTACCTTTTTTCTTTGCAGCTTTTTTAGCAGCCATTTTACCCTTTTTAGTATAAGGGTATTTTTTACCATTTACCATTGGCATAGTTTTCTCCTTTGTTGTTGATTAATCATCATCAGCTAACCAAGCACCAATACCTCCAGCTGCAACATATCCACTTGCACCTAAAGCCATATCAGTTTTTGGGTATCTTTTTGCAAACTGTGCTCTTGCAGCACCTCTTGCAGCTAAACCTTTAGATCTACCTATTCCAAATGGTTTAAACCCACCTGGTTTGATTTTTGTTTTACCTACAGAATCTAATGCTCTTAATAAATAATCTGTATCTAAAACTGCTTTTTTAGCAAAAACTCCACCTCTTAAACCTTTTCTTTTTGATGTTTTAGATTTATTAGCTAAAGTTTTGCTTCCAAACTTAGCACCCATTTTTCTTAAATTTCTACGAAAAGCAGATGCACCACGCATTGTTTGTATTAAACTCATGATTTATTCTCCTTATTATTTCCTGATAACATAGATGCTATTGCTAATGTTCCTGCTCCTGTTGCAGCATATGGTGCAATATCTAATGCTTTGTTAATTCTTTTTACACGTCTTTTTGTAGATTCAGGTTTTTTCCAAGCATATTGAGCAATTTTAACTTTTCTGCTTCTTCCTAAACCTTTTCTTTTATCTAAAAATTTTTCTACTGTTTTCTTTCCAAAAATACCTTCAATTCTTTCTACAAGTTTATCAACTTCTCCTAAAACACCAAATTTTTTTATCATCTTAATAATCCTTGTTTAGCAGCATCTTGTGCATTAGGCATTCTCATTTGACCACCTGGTCTTTGACCCATTGCTGCCATTTGAGGATTTTGTTGCTGCTGTAACAAACCCTGCCTTCTTGCCATTTCAGGCATCATTTTTGCTCTAATAATTAATTGTAGCTCCTGTTGTTCTTCAGGATTTAAATTCATTAATGTCTCAGCTAATTTTTCTATTTTTTTACTCATCAAATAATCCTTTTGTAGTTACAATAACTTGTCTTTTTTCACCAGTTTTTTTGTTAATTTGTTTTTGTCTAAAAGCCATATATTTACCTCTTGGCGATTTTTTATCTCCTTGTATAATATGATGTAAAGATGGAAAGTCTTTAAAGGTTTTAGACATATTAGCTTTACTTTTAGAAGGTGTATATGATGAAAAAGTTTTTTTTAATTTTTTTTTAGTTTTTTCATCAGGTTTACTATATAAATGTAAAGTTGTATTATTTCCAAATGTATATGAATATCTATTACCTATTTTAGTTACATTTTCTTTCATTAACAATTCCACTTTCTTAATGCTTTGTTTATTCTACTATTAGGATCTCGTGCAGTTTTTGCAGATGTAAGCCTACGTTTCATGCCTTTCATTCTAGCACAAAACGACTTACGTCTAGCAGCACGTTTTCCTTTTGGGTTTTTTTCAGTAACTGCCATGCTTAATTTAGATCCAGGATTAGCACGTCTATAGGATGCTATTCCCTTTCTATTTAAACCCCCACTTTTGGATTTACCTTCTTTTCTTTGCCATGCAGGTGTTTTAGCCATTCTTTCTTTTCCTTCCAGATGCAGTTACAGACCATTTTACTTTTTTTGGCCCAGTTTTTTTACGAGCTTCTGATTTACTTATTCTTCCAGCGACAGCTCTTGGTCGACATGCAGGGTAAGGTCTGCCTTTGTCCTTCTTTCCAGATCGACCACACTTCTTTCCTGTTTTAACGTCTCGCCAATCTTCAGCGAACCACTTTCGCAGACCACCCTGATAAGCCATTAGTACTTGCCACCACGCTTTTTATACGTTTTAACAAGCCATGCATTAGCATATGCACTGGGATATACCTTAAACTTACGTTTAGCTTCAGCTTTTACCCTAGCATATAATGCTGGATTTTTAGGTTTTGGACTAGCCATAGTATTTTTGCCTTTTGTAGTCTTTTATTTTTGCAGTTCTTCTAAAATTAGGATCTCCTATATTTTTAGATAAACCTTCAGCTTCTAGTTTAGCTTTTGCACGTTCTTTTTTCAACCATTTTGTGTCCATACCTTTAATAGCCTCACCTCTAGTGGGTGATTTACCAAATAATCTGGATAAAAATTTATGTACTATCATCTTCCTTGCCTGTTATATTTTTTAAAGCTACGTTTTTCGGATTTATTCATCTTTTTTTTGTGGATCCTAATCCTTTTCTTAGGTTTAGGTCTTGGTACGAAATGAACAAACTTACGTTTAGCCATTAGTCACTATCTAACATATCCCAAAGTACTGCCCCACCTAAAAATGATGCAGTTTTTGGATTATCTTTTATTGTTTTTGTAGTGCTTCTAGTAGCTTTTGTAGCTTGTTTACCTACAGATTCTGCGAATTTAGCTGTTCTTGGCATTTTTTTGCTTGCGAAAAACTTAGATGCACTTTTAGATCCAGATCTTACAGCTTTTTTACCTCTATATAAACCCCTTAGAATATTAAATGCTGCTGATCCTGCTTTTATACCACCTGGTATCATGTTTTTACTCCTTATTTGTATAAAACCCCCCTATTTGCATACTCGACATACTGTCGATATTGCATAGGGTGACTTTAAAACCCTACTAAAAGTATCAGTAGAGTCGTCAGCTCGCTGAAGAAGCTCGCTGTCTTTATTTGTTGTTGTCGATATATTCCATCGCACGAGGTGACGATGTCATATATCGTTTTATATTGTATTCGGTAGTCTGTTACTCCAGCTAGTCTGTTGATAATTTGATTACCGAATCATCGTTAACCTATTGATATTACTGTAATAATTGATTGCTGTGATATTGATAGACATACAAATAAGCCCTATTTTCAGGGTTATCGTACCATAGGAGGGTATATGTATATAATAAAAATAGACATGGATGATAAGTCTTTGTTACAGGCTTTGACTCACATTGTATTAAATAGCTGTTTATCTGTTAATTTAGGACAGATATATAGCCAAAAATCTGATGCTCAAAATACTTTGGATGCATTAGATGATATTGGTATTAAAGCTAGATTAGTTGATAACTACAAAGGAGATCACTATGAGTCTAACATATAATGATTTAGTAGATATAGATGGTAATATTGATAATGAGATTAACTATCATTTGAACCAATATGAGTTCTTTAGACCAGAAAATACTAAGTTTAGGGAAAAAGAACAGAAAATATTTACTAAATTCGCTGATTATATTGCCACTAAAGTGAGCAATAAATCTGCTTAAACTAACGTAACAAAAGGAGATGATATGACTAAAGTAAATAAACCTGAGATTGATTTGTCTTGGTTTGATGTTAAAAAGCATGTGCCATATGTACAGCATTTACACAACCAAGAAGTTAATCAGAAACTTGATATGATTATGCAGGCTTTGGATATTCAATTCAAGCCTATTGCCAAGAAATTGGTAAATAATCAGAAGGAACTGATTAAATCTGAGGAAATCGAAGAAATAGTATAATAATCTGCTTACGCCTAGTCACCCTCTCGGCTAGGCGTAGCCCAATAAAGAAAGGATAATATTATGGGATATACTAACTATTGGTATCAAGATATGGATTTTAACGATAAGCAATGGAAAACTTTACAAGAAGAAGTAAATTATATGCAAGAAATATCTAATGGTACTATACATGTACTAACAAATGATGAGAATGAAATTGCTTTTAATGGCTATAAAAATTGTGAAACATTTGTTTTAAATAAATGTAAACCAAAGACTCCTGAATATGAAGGTCAGGATTTAACTTTTAATTGCTGTAAAACAAGAGAATTACCATACGATATATATGTATGGCATTTGTTAGTTTTCTGTGCAGGTATGATTAATAATACAGATTTATTCAGTATATCGAGGGATAGATGAAACCAATAGATAAATACAGAGAGCTTATGAGAAATAAAGTAAAAAATCATTCAATAATATGTGATGAGTGTGGAGAGAGAGAGGATATGAATCCTGGAGATGCACACTATCAATTATTATTTGAAGGTAAGATTTTGTGTTCTGGTTGTCTAGATATTGCCAACCAAACACTATTTTATGGAAAGGAGGAATAATGGGAGTACCCATACCATTACAATACAAGTATAGAGTGACTGTTACTACTACCTATACTAAAACTTTAGAGGGTAATAAAAAAGATACTCAGCAAAGAGTGAACTATAATATATCTAATGATGATTATAGTACATGGAATAGAGAACACAGAAAAGCTGAGATAATACATATAATCAGAAAGGATCAATTAGATGACTAAAAAACCTAAATGGTGGAAAGAACACCAAGAGTTCTTAAAAAAATTTACTGATTGTGAGGAAGTAAATGTATCGAGTAGTAATAAAAAGAAAGTTCAAAGAAAAACCAATAAACCTATCAAGAGCAGTCAAGCTAATGTATAGGCAGCCCT